GATAAATTTAACAAAATCGCAGAAGGCAAACTGAAAAGACTCATAGTATGTTTACCACCGAGACACTCAAAATCTGAATTTGCTTCAACTTTCTTTCCTGCTTGGATGATGGGAAAGCAAGGAAATCTTAAAATCATACAAACCACACACACGGCAGAACTAGCAGTACGATTCGGTAGAAGAGTTAGAAACATAATAGACAGTGAAGAATATCAGCACATATTTCCAGATCTCAAACTACAAGCAGATAATAAATCAGCTGGTCGTTG